TCACATGCAGCCTTTGTAGGTCTACACGCAGGGTAACTACCTCCTGATTTTTTAGACTTACGTCCACAAGGTCCTCCTGTCTTACAATTTATCCAACCCTTAAACTTTTTACCAGTCTTAGGATCAGTTCCACCTCTCTTAAACCATTGACGAAGAGAGTCGCTAGCTTCGAGTAGTTCTTTTTGGGTCATTTTTTCTTCTTCCAAATTTTACCTTGTCTACATCTTACAATAGCCCCAGACTTGTAAGCTGATGTCTTTTTACCATAAACTGAATCTGCTCTACGCTTACATCTATCAGCTTTTTTCTTTTCTGCATCTTCCTCGGGCACCTCTTCTTCTTTATCTTTCTTTTTAAATTTTTTAACTACACTATCTACAGCTGCAGCAGCTATATCATCTACAGGAGAAGCCATAGCTAACGCCCCGGCTTTTTTAACAGCACTTTTTACTTTAGGAGCTACCACTCTAGCTCCCCTTGATAAAGCTTTACCAGTAGCAGCAACACCTCTACCAGCTGCTGCAGCACCTCTAGCAAGACCTAATACTACTGGAGCAATTTCACTCACCACTTCATTTTCTTCATTCTCACCAGTTAAATATACTCCATCTAAACCGTCTTTTTCCTTCTTCTTTTTCTTTTTCTTACTTCCAACTGTACCAGCTCTTGATACGACCTTTCCTAATACTTTAGGTCTCCTAGCGTCTCCTGGTGCATAAACATCATCATTAGAAGATATTCTACCTGCTGCAGGATCGTATACGGCTGCTGTATCTCCTAAAGCTCCACCACCACCAGCAATATTGTTTTCCAGTAACTTATAAAAGATCTTTTCAAATTTACCCATTGATTCCATTCTATATATATTTATAATATATGGATGGAATTGCTAAAAAAGTATATTGAAGAAATTACTAAAGATTTATATTTAGATGATTTCAATATTAAAGAATCTCAAATGAGATTACCAGCTAAGAAGCATTTCTGGGTAGCAAGGCTTATGGATGCAAAAATTAACCGTAACTCTTTGTTAAGAAAAAAGAAACAACTTAAAAAAGAAGTAGTTAAAAAGGTTATTGCCGATTCACCAGTAAAGATTAGTCAATCTGCTGCTGAATCAGCAGCTGAAAGACATGATTCAATTGGTAAAATTAATGATTCAATACATGAACAAGATTCTATTATCGAATACTTAGAAAAGGTAGAGAAGATTATGGGTCAAATGCATTGGGAGATTAAAAATATTATTGATATCAATAAAATGGAGCAACTTTAATGTTAACTTTCGATTACAACCCTAGTAATAGAAAGATTCAGATAAGAACTGAAGATAGTTCTTTATTTGATAAGATACGCGAGCATTTTAGTGTTGAAAATGAAGGCGCTCGTTTTGCGAGATATAGAGGTCGCTTTGCTGCTAGGAGAAAATATGCAATAACTGGTACAGGTAATTGTGAACCTGGGCTATATTGGGATATAAGACAGTATCTAATACAAGAACAGATTAAAGTAGATATTAAGATAACAGATAAACTTAAAAAAATACTAAATGTAGGTAAAGATGTAGAGTTATATAAAGACTTTACGTTGGAACTACGTGAATATCAAGAAGAAGTAATAAAAAAAGCTTTAAAACTAGGTAGAGGTACATGTGTATTAGGTACCGGTGCTGGAAAAACGTTAACTACAGCAGCATTAATTGAAAATTACTTTCAAAATTGCACAGATAAAGATACTTTTAAGTGTATAGTATTAGTTCCAGACTTAGGATTAGTAAGTCAGACGTATGAAGAGTTTAATAACGTAGGTACTACGTTTAAAATGACTAAGTGGACAGGTAAAACTAAGCCTGACTTAACATCAAACGTAGTTATTTGTAATATAGGTATTGTTCAAAGTCAGTTTGGTAACAACGATTGGATGAAATATGTAGATTTACTTATAGTTGATGAGTGTCATAAGATAAAAGCAACAAATAAGGTTAGTAAGATAGTATCTAATATAAGAACACATAACAAATATGGTTTTACAGGTACTTTACCTGAGAATAACTTAGATAAGTGGTCTATTATAGGTAAATTAGGCCCAGTTATATATGAAAAAACAAGTTATGAACTAAGATTAGAGGATTATCTTGCAAACGTTAATGTAAAAATCCTAAATTTAGAATATAATACACCACCACGTTATCTTTCTGATAACGCTTATAGGGAAGAGTTAGATTTTATATATGAAAGCGATTTTCGTAACACCTTTTTAACTAAACTATGCGGTAAATTAGAGAATAACACATTAATACTAGTTAATCATATTTCTCAAGGGGTGGAGCTATCAGAATATCTTACTCAATGCGAAAACAAGCAAATCTACTTTATTAGAGGTGAAGTAGAAGTAGAGACACGTGAAGACATAAAGAGAATAATGGAGAAAGATAATAATGTTATATGTGTAGCTATGAGCTCTATATTTTCTACCGGTGTTAATATTAAAAACCTACATAATATTATATTTGCAGCAGGAGGAAAGTCGTTTATTAGAACAGTACAGTCTGTAGGTCGTGGTTTACGTAAACACGCTTCAAAAAATAAACTAGTTATATTTGATATATGTGATAACTTAAGATATGGATTACGTCATTGCGAAAAACGTAAAGATATATATAAGGCGGAGAAGATCAAGTATACAGAGAGTAAAATTCTTGAAAAATCATAAACATATATTATAATTTATCAAATGGCCGCAAAAGAGAAAAAACCATATTATATAGAACCTAAAGTCTTTAAAGAGTCTTTACAAAAGTATTACGATACTGATATATTAACAGATGATCTAGCAGAAAATATTAAAAAAATTGCTTATGGTCTAAGTTATAATGCATCTTTTATCAATTATACATATAAAGACGATATGATAGGAGACGCTTTAATTAAAATGTATTCAGCTCTTAAACATAAAAAGTTTAACTTCGAAAAAGCTACTAACCCTTTTTCTTATTTTACAACTATTGCATATCATGCATTTATAAACCGTATAAAGAAAGAGAAAAAGCATCATGAAGCAGTTACGAAGTATAAAGAACGAGTGTATGAAGATTATATGTCCGATCCAACTAATACACATGGGCATGTATACGTAAAACCCGCAGACGAAGAAAATTCTTTTGAAGATTAGTAAGCCTAGAGTTGCTATTTTTTCTGATCTTCATTTAGGCGTTCATTCGAATAGTTCTGATTGGCATAATTACGCTATAGAATGGGCTCATTGGTTTAAAGAAGAGTGTAAAAGAAAAAATATCAAAGATTTAATCTTTTGTGGTGATTGGCATCATAACAGAAGTGAGATATCAGTTAATACTCTGCAAGTATCTGCAGATATATTAGATATACTATGTGATTTTAATATTATAGCTATAACTGGTAATCATGATATCTATTATAAACACAGAACTGATGTTAACTCTCTTTCTATATTTAAAAAACGTAAAAACGTTACTATTTTAGATAGGTTTGATACGATCGAAGCATTTGATCGTACTATTACCTTCTGTCCTTGGAATACAAAAGTACAAGACATACCTGAAAGTGATATTATCTTTGGCCATTTTGAGATAGAAACTTTCAAGATGAACTCGTATAAAGTTTGTGAAGAAGGATTTAAGGTTAAAGATTTACTTAATAAGAGTCCGTTAGTTATATCAGGACATTTTCATACTAGACATGAAAAGAAGTTTGGCAAAGGTACTATATTATATGTAGGTAACCCATTTCAAATGGATTTCGGTGATGCCGGTAACAGAAAGGGTTATTATATTTTAGATCTTGATACTCTTGAGTATGATTTTACTTATAATAATATTTCACCTACATATAAAAAAGTATCTTTAAGTGAATTAGTAAAAGAGGGTAATATTACTAAACAGGTTATAAATGATTTTGCAGGTAATATCGCTAGATTAAAAGTTGATATGAATATATCACAAGCTGATATGGATATATTGATTAAAAAACTTACTTTACTCAAACCAGAAGCGCTTACAGTAGATTATGATATAAATTTTAATCGCTTGCTCGATGAAAGTGATAATAAAGAGGATTTATCAGGTATTGATATACCTCAAGCTATTGAAGAGTTTGTAAATTTACTTGAAATTAAGAATAAGAAGGAGATAATAAAATATACTCTAGGATTATATGAAAAGAGTAAACTTTAAAAAACTTAGTATAGTAAATTTTTTATCTGTAGGTGAAGACCCTGTAACAATAGAGTTTAGTAAAGGACTTCATGTTATTACCGGTAAAAATAAAGATAAACCCGACCGACGAAACGCAATAGGCAAAAGCACTATAGCTGATGCTCTTTATTTTGCTATCTTCGGTGAAACTTTACGTGAACTAAAGAAGGATCTCATTCCTAATAACTTAACTAATGGTAAAACTCATATTGAATTAGATTTTGAATTAGATTCACCTAAAGGAACAAATAATTATAAAATAATTAGAACCTTATCTCCTTCAAAGGTTTTAATTTTTAAAGATGGAGTTGATAGAACACGTGATAGTATAAAAAATACTACAACTTACATTAACAGTGTATTAAGTGCATCACCTTCTATTTTTCAAAATTGTGTTATAATGACTGTAAATAATGCAGTCCCATTTATGGCTAAAAATAAAATAGAAAAACGTAAATTTATTGAAGATATTTTTGGTATGGAAGTATTTAGTACTATGCTATCTACTCTAAGAAATGAATATAATGAAATATCTAGAGAACATGATACTCGCTTAACTAAATTAGAGGAAATCGAAAAAGCATATAAAAATTATGAAGATCAAAAGCAAAAGATATTGCAAACAAGAGAAGAGAAAAAACAAAAATACCTTGGACGTCAAGAAGATAATACCAAAGAAAAGGAAAGCCTCGAAAAAGAAATTAGTGAAGTTAAAACAATAGATACTAATAAGGTTGAAAGTCAAATAAACTCATTAGAAGAAGCTGTTAACAATCAAGATATAAAGATTGAAGCTAATTTAGAAGCAGTAGCTCGTAATAAAGCTATAGCAGCAGAAAGGAAGGATAGATATAAGAAGATGGGAACTGAAGAAGAAAAATGCCCTGTATGTCTCCGACCTATGGAAGAACATGATGCTGAATTAATTGCTACAGAAAAAGAAAATCTTAAAGAACATATTCATGAAGCTATTAGTAACATAAAAAATTATTCTGATGATTTAAAAGAGTTAAAAGTAAGAAAGGATAGATTCTTAAAAGCTATAAATGAATGCCGCAATAAGCTATCAGAAGCTAAACTTCAAGAACAAAATAAAATTAACATTGAGCAAAGAATAGATCAATTAGATAAATGGCAAATTGAGCTCGAAGGGGATTTAGAAGTTATAGGATCAACAGATACGGATTTTGATTCTTTAATTATAGAAACTAAAAAACGGGTAGACAAATTAGCTAAAAAGGTAAAGCAATATAGAGATGAACTAGCTAAGTTAGATATCGTTAAATATATAGTATCTGAAGAAGGGGTAAAATCATACATAGTCAATAAACTACTCGAGTTACTTAATAGCAAATTATTACATTATCTTAAAAGATTAGATTCTAACTCTATTTGTATCTTTAATGAATATTTTGAGGAAGAAATATTAAATGAAAAGAATAAGGTATGTTCTTATTTTAACTTTTCAGGCGCTGAACGTAAGTCGATAGATTTGGCATGCTTATTTACATTTTCTGACATAAGAAGACTACAGGGTGGAGTACAATATAATATTGCTATATATGATGAGCTGTTTGATTCTTCTTTTGATGAAAAAGGAATTGAATTAATAACTCGTATATTACAAGATAGAGTTGAAGAGTTAGATGAATGTTCGATAGTAATTTCTCATAGAAAAGAATCTATTAAAGCTGTAACTGGTGATGTAATATACCTTGAGAAAGAAAATGGTATAACTAAGAGACTAGATTACAAAGAAATTTAAACTATATATATTATGATTACAGGTCCGTCACCTTTTCCAACACCTATTGCATCTCCATACGCTGTTAATCACATTCAGGTTGAACCTGAAAAACCTAAAGATGTACCTGTTCCAAACGAGGCTAGTTTACCTAGATATGTAAATTATTTAGCTGATTATTCAGGGTGTGGGCATTGGAGAATTCTATGGCCAGAAGCAGTAATAAATGCTAGAGGTGATGGAATGTCACAATCTACCACAGCTATGGTTACGCAGCCTCCTTGGTATACCGGTGTAAAGTGTGTAAAGCTACAACGACAGGCTTCCTCATCCCAGAAAGAATTTGTAAAGTTTCTTAAAGAAGTACAAAAAGTACATGATTTTAAAATTATATATGAAGTCGATGATGTTGTATTTAGAGAAGTAATACCCGATTACAATAAATTTAAATTTGCGTTTGATAATGATGAAGTACGTCAAAATTGTATAGATATAATTAATATGGTTGACGAGGTAACTGTTACATGTGACTTCATGAAACAACTGTATATTGAAAAGACCGGGCAGCAAAAAGTAACAGTTATACCTAATTTTGTTCCTAACAGTTGGATGGGTCAATTATTCAATCCCCGTAAGGTTGAAAGAGCATATGAAAATAATAAAAAGAAACCTAGAATATTATATACCGGGTCTGGTGCACATTATGATGTTGATAATAAAGTAGGTGGTAATGATGATTTAGCAGGGGTAAGAGATTATATTAGAAAAACAGTTAATAAGTATCAATGGATTTTCGTTGGTGCTTTTCCACCACAATTAGTAGATTTAGTACAAGAGAAAAAAATAGAGTTTTATCCTTGGCAGCAATTATTAAAATATCCTTATTTTATTGCTAATTTAGATGCACAATTAATGGTTGCACCTTTATTACCTAATGATTTTAATAAAGCTAAATCTGACATTAAATTTATAGAAGCTTGTATTCTTGGTATTCCTTGTTTATGTCAAAATATCGATACATATTTTTC